TCTGTATATCTTTCTTCTATATTAGTCATATATTCATGTCCAATATCTTTATCAGCTCCAGCTTTCAAAGCATTATCAACTGTTGCTTTGATTTCTTCATATTGTCCATTTTTTAATAATTCTACAGATGATAATATAGCTTTTTTGATTTCTTGATTTCTACAAAAATCTAATGCCTGATCTTTTATATATGGCAAATCTTCTGATTCTGTATACTTCCATGCATCTTTCAAATGAGCTATAATTTGATCTTTCAAAACATCATGTTCAACTTTTTCAAGTTTAACTTTCATGACTTCTAACGTTGGAGATGATTTATATTCTTTCTGATAATCTAGAATAGTATCAACAATCCAATTATTAGCATCTGATTCAAAATATTTAGGATCAATAATATCTGCAATCTGCTGTAAAAAAGATTTATCTGTAAGTAATGATGTAATTACTTTTACTTGAAATGCGTATCCGTACGAACTTAATCTGTCTGTCATACTTTAATATATAAACTTTTTTTCAAAAATCAAAGAGATGCGTAAGCATTTAATGAATTGAATGAAGACTTTAACCATGAATCTAAATCTTTTATAACCGTATACATTTTATCGGCCATAAACATTTTCTTGAATTCAAGTGTATTTAATTTGTCTATATCACCTTGAACCTTATTCATAGTTAACATTTTTGCATTTCCGTTAATATCAACCTCTTTGAGTTGCATTAACTTGTAATTTAATTCTAACAATTCTTTATTTTCTGAAACTAATGAATGTACTTTATATTTTTTATCTACATCATTAGCATATTGTACTATCTCTTCAACCGTTAATTCTCTATCTTCCGAAAACACCGGAAAGTACTTAATTAGGCTTTTAGGTCCTACACCTTTAAGACCAGGTATATTATCGGACTTATCACCAATAAAAGAACGATATAACAAGTAGTTCTTGGAACTAAATCCAAATTCTTCTTGCATCACACTTGGTGTATACATCTTCTTTTTTATAGGGCTCCAAACTGATATTCTATTATTTACTAATTGTAAAAAGTCTCTATCAGTTGAACATATCGTGACTCTATTTTTATCATCTGTATAGATTTCATTTGCAATATATGCCATTATATCATCTGCTTCTACATTATCAATTGATAAAGTAGTTACAGGCAAACAATTAAGATATTGAATAACACGACCAAATTGTCGTCTCATACTATCTTGTTCATCTTCTAATGATGCAAATTCTTGATATCTATTAAATGCTGTTTTATTAGCACGATTTGCTTTGTATTCAGGATAAATATCTTTTCTACGCCTTGATCCTCCTTTGCCATCGAATACAATAATACATCTAGTAGGTTTAATCAGACGAACAACGGCGGCAACAGATCTTAAAAAACCTGTTACACCGCCTATATGTTGTCCATCATCATTGAGCGCCGGAACGGCTGAAAATACTCTGATGAAAGTATTGAGTCCGTCGATTACTAAAAGATGGCTGTCTTTTGTCGACCCAGTTCCTTGCTCTTTTTCCCTTTCAATTTCACGTAGTATGTCTTGATAACGTGCCTTCATTAACCTTCTTCGCTAACAAATTCTTCGTCAATCTCAACATCATCTATTCCAATGTCCTCTCCAGGCTTATATTTAAGTATATAAGCTTCACATATACCTGTATATATTTCATCTTTCAAGCCATCTACTTCTTCCAACTTCTTTTCAAAATCTTTTGATAAGAACTTGACATCTGTACCATCTGCTCTCTTAAATGTATACCATGCACCTGCTGTGCCTACTAACTTAAACTGCTTCATAACATTGAGCCAACCACCATAGTTATCAATACCTGATTCAAAATAGATATCATAATCAATAGTTTTTAATGGTGGACCCATTCTGTTTTTCACCACTTGGCATCTAGTCTTGATTCCGATTGTCTGATCGACACCGTCTTTCTTAACTTTGATTTGACCAACTGACTTCAATCGTAACCTTACTGAAGCATGGAATGGAATAGCTTTACCTCCGGAAGTTGTATAAGGGTCACCAAAAGCTACGCCCAACCTCGTTCTTAATTGGTTTGTGAATATCAAACAAATCTTTTCACGGCCAATCATATTTGTAAGCTTTCGCATACCTTTTGATAATATAATAGCTTTGGATGTTGCATATCCGTCCTTATCATATTCTTTAGCCATTTCTATTTTAGTAGATGCTCCCATTACAGAATCAACTACAATTGTAACTAATCTATCTTTGTTTGATTTTCTAATTGATTCAACTATGCTTTCAATAGCTTCAAAAATATCTTCGATTGTTTCGAGTGGAACATATAACATCTTTTCAAGATCAAGTCCAATTGCCTCTAAAAACTCTCTACTAACCGCATTCTCAGTATCAATATAAACAGCTAATCCACCTTCTTTTTGACAATTTGCCAAAGCATGTGCTGCTAATAATGACTTACCTGATGCTTCAAGTCCAGTTATTTCGGTAATTCTACCAACTGGAAATCCACCTTCTTTACGATTTGATATTGCTAAATCTAACATAGATGAACCAGTACCTACCCAACCTCGAACTTCGCTAGGAGCCTTTGTATCTCCATCCAAGAAGAATGCCGTTTGGTATCCTGTATTCTTGAATTTCTTATTAAGACTATCTGCTAATTCTAAAGCTAGAGAATCTGCTAGTTCACTTTTTGATTTCGCCATAACTTATAACCTCTTTTAGTCGTTGAATAACTCATCAAATGCAGCACCTACATCATCTACTTTGTTAACACCTGCTGGTGCTTTTTCTTCTTTTGGTTCTTCTGTAGTTCTTGCATCTGTCGATGTAGTTGCGTCTCCTGCATCTGGATTCAGCCATGCTTCCAATGCTTCTTTAAGCTCATCATATGATGGCTCTTTGAAGATATCATCTAAATTAGATTGATTGTTAGCAGCTTGTTCTGCAACATTCTTATCTTCTGTCATTGGAGTAACATTTGGCTTAACACGGATTGTAGTCTTTGGAAATTGTCCAGGACCTTCTGACGGAGTAAACTCAACCACAATATCTCTACCGCCCATTGGATCTGATATGTCACCATAATCTGGGTCAGTAATGAAACCTAATAGTTCCTGATAAACTTGTTTTCCGAATCCCCAGAACTTAACTCCTTCTGATTCTTGTCCTCTTACAAGAATAGGAACATATGTTCTCATTTTAGGTTCCATTTTCTTACCTAACTTCCATTCATCTGAATTGCCCGATGCTTTAAGTTTTTCACAAAACTCTACCACTGGATCTGCTTTACCGTGAGTGATTGGAGATAGATAATTTTTCTTACCTAAATCATAATGAAAATAAAGTTCTCTAAAAGGATTACTTCTGTCGTGCTGATAAGGCACAATTCTTACAACTTGTTTACCTGGTTCAGGTCTCCATAAATTGTTTCGGCGGTTGCCGGTTGTCTGTAGTTGATTAAGTTTAGCCTTAATCGCGTTTAAATCAATTGCCATTTTTTTCTCCTATTTTTTAATGGTTAATAATTATTTAGTTAATATAACAACTTTATTTCATTTATCCTAAGGATTATCGAAAAAAGTTGCAAAAAAGTTTTTATTTGTTAATTTTTATTAGTTACTTATATAAATATACGTTACAAATCGATTCTCTTGAATAAATCCAAATGAATATGTTTTGCTTGATCGCCATCTGTCAATAACAATGAATTTGAATAATTTTCCCATTCAATAATAAATGACTTATCTAAAACGCCATTATTTACCTTTCTTATTATTGCATTCAATGCATTAACTGTATAT